TTATGAGCCCAGGTGTCCCTACTACAGTCCAGCTCAATTCTCCCAATCTCACGTAAATGCCACTCCTTAAATTCTTCTGCCATCTCTGTTGCCTCAGTCACATCTGTCTCACCGTCTGGAGTGGCAGCGTACCCGGCGATATGCCAGAATAAGGGCTTCCCCCCTGTGGCGCGCACTGACGACGATAATCCCATCTCTGTAAGCATCTCTTCACCGAGCTTTATGTCCAGGACATAATCATCCAGAGCAGCGGCTTGATCGGGGGCTAAGTATTGTGCCCCAGGATCTGCAGCGTCCCGATTCTTGTCCATCATCCTCCAAGAAGGCCGCACTACGCTCCAACAAAAGTCTTCGCAGTCCTTGAGTGTGCAGTCGGTGGCGTTGGGGTATGCGCGCCTTACAGCGTCATGGAGAATATCAGCCGCCTGGCCAGCGGATGAGCTCGAGTCGTTGAACTCTTGCTCGATGACATATCCACACACCCTCGCCACAGGTTCAGGGACTGAGGCATCTCCTGTGAGCCAACCTGCGAGGCATTCCCAGGCGTCAGCCTCTTCAACGCGCTCCCCCTTTGCCAACGATTCTGATACTCTTACAGCACTTCTTCTTGCACTAACAGGGAGTGATACGAGTCCAAGAGAGACTGAGCTCCTGAAGAGCCACTTCCTATTCAGGGTTTCCCCAATTGCCTCGATGAATTCCCGTCGGTTGGAGATGGATGGATCATCGAGTGCACAGATAGCTGCGGCCTTCAAGATGACTTGCCTGTGAAACCTTATCGCCGGCGCAGACACAGCTGCATAACGGGTCACATTTGTCTTTGCGTTATAGGCCCTGCTCAGCATCTTTGCCATGACGTCGATTGCAAGGGCATAGTCTTCAGGGTCCCCAACCCCTTCAACTGCTGCAAGCACCTTCTCCTCCGCTGCCAAGGACAGCATGTGGCTGCGTAGTGAGTCCCTGTACAGAGACTCCTCTGCCCTACTAAGGGGCTTCCCACCACTGAGGATCCACTCAGGGACTTCCTCCCAGGAGGGGCCAATTGGTGACGGGGGGGTAAACCTATCCTCGGCGTCTCTGCACCTGTATTTCTGGCTCCAAGTTGAGTGCTTTGTGCTTCTGAAGAGGGCACCAGCGAAGATGTACTCAACGTATGCAACAGATCTGAGTTGTTGCATATGAGTCGTGCGGTCAACCCCTCGGGAATATTCACTGTAAACCTCTGCTTTCACCCTTCCAGAGACAGTTCCTCTCAAACAGGGCTGTAGTTGTGTAGGCAGGAGCTCAGTGTAGTCCCTATCTGCCCTCCTCTTCCCGTAGAGAGATGGTAGCACAGGGGCGCTCAGTGGCAGAACGATCCCCTCACATGCTGCAATCGCGGCTACCACAGGCTGCATTGTGGGTTCCTGTGAGAGAAGTTGTGCAGCGCTGTTCAGGAACGAGTTAAGATCCCTGGTGGCAATGTCTCCGGATGCTTCACCAAACCACTTCAGCCTTGTCATACCGGAACCTCCAAAGCTTCTTGGCTCATCAAACCCTGTGTACATGTTATCTTTCCTGGTGGGAACCTCCATGACAGCGGTGTAATCTGGGTCTTTCTTCACTCTGTAGAAGAGGAGCCTGAAGGGGGTTATCAGTGGAGCAACAGATGCCCGTGGGAACGAGAGCCTTGTCAGACTCCAGAAGTCAGCTAGTACATCAGGTGGCGTGCACTCCATGGGTGTGGCCCTTATGCTTATCTCCAGTGTCCTCACCCAGGCAGAAACATCATCCCGGCTTTTCCGACGAAACCTTGCAACCTCTCTCGGGTCCAAGAGCGACAGCATAGCGCTGCTTTGTGCTGAGGCAATCTTGTCACTGTACTGCGTGAAGCTGGGTGTCGACTGTATGAAATCAGCATAGCAACCCGGCACGATTAACCTGGACTCTTTCGCGATCACCTTCAGCACCTTCCCCAAGCGGCCGTCCAGGGGATGCTCGACAGTTACGGGGGTGGCCAACCTGGAGGACACCACTTCTAGGATTCTCGCTGCTATCCCCACCCCGGAGATGTTGCTGCAGGGCGAGTTCACCGGCACAACTTGGAGGAGGAGTGATGAAGCATCCATGAGTGGCTCGACACCCTCACGAAGGGCTGCAATGTAGCCAGAGACTGCCCTGGGCATGATCCTCGATAGGAGCTGCAGGTCTGCACACATGTGTTCAAGGCCAGTCGTAGAGTCCAAGCTGCACTGTGCCTCAGCCGAGAGAAGCCCAAAGCCCCCGACATGTGGCCTGGCAGTTAAGAGGATAGATAGTGCCTCTTTGGATAATGAGGGAAACATGGACCTCAATGTCCTTATGGAGTGGTAGTGAGCCAAGTAGGATCCAACAACCGGGCACAACCCCCTCATCACCGCTGCAGAAGCCTGCCCCTGGATCACCCCCAGTTTGGCGCACACTGTCACAAGGTTCTCGAGGCTCTCTGAGATCCCGATCTTGCAGAGCTCCTTGGTATAGTATGGGACTACCTTTCCACAGAACCCGTTGACCCCAAGATATTCCCACACAGAGTGTGATACAAA